GTTGTAGTCGGAGTTGCTGTTAAGTTCCAGCCAACCGACTCTCCTCTAATATCTGTTACGTTTACTATATTTGGGTTTGCCATAATTATCTCCTATATTATCCGAAAACTATTGCCATTGCAATAGCCTTTCCAATTCCAATTCCTGCATCTCCAAAGCTTAAAGTACCTGATCCGTTAGTTAAAATGGCTTGGCCATTAGTCCCATCAGAAGCAGGTAAAGTAAATTGACTGATAGTGGTGAATGCAGCATTTACATCAATTAAATCTGTACCGTTTGTATATGCAAATCTTGTTCCTTTGTCTGTAGTAGCAAAAGTAAAACCAGTTCCAGAAGCAGTTTTAACTTGAACTGTAAAAGTTCCTGTTGTGTTATTTTTAAAAATATAACTTTTTTCAATTCCATCTGGAACAGTTACAATTTGATTTCCAGTTATAGTTCCTGTTAATTCTATAATTAAATTTCTTGCATCAGATGTTGAAGTAGATCCATCTGTAATTGTAAGTGCAGTAGTTTGTGCACCTCCTGCAATTGACTTTGATAAATATCCTTGAGATTGTTCTACGATGTTTAAATTAGTATTTGTAATATCACCCCATGTCCCAGACTTTTCGCCTGTGACCATTAATTCTAATCCAAGTGTGTTACTATAACTTGATGCCATATTTTAGCTCCTTATTATTTAAATAATATACATTTTTTAAGCGGCTTTATCAACCTCTATCCATGTTTGATTTACGCCTGTTGTTACCTCAGTAAATGTTTGGTTTACTCCAGGGTTTATTTCAGCCCATGCGGTTACTATAACTGATCCAACAGCCGTCGACAAGGCTTGTCCAGTCACAGAAACAATAGCATTTGCTTGAGGAGTGACGGATCCAACATTAGTAGATAAAGCTATTCCTGAAACATCGACCACGGACACCGCGTCAACCGTTCCCACACTAGATGTTGAACTTATTCCAGTTACTGAAACAATAGCGTCTCCAGCAGGTATTTCCTCTCCAATTGCTGTAGTTAATTGAATTCCTGTTACATCTACTGGAGTATTTAAAACAACTGTTTCATCGCCAATAGCAGAAGTTAAACTTATTCCTGTTAATGAAATACTTACGTCAGTAAATGCAGTTTCATCACCTAATCCTAATGTTAAATCTTGACCTACTGCATCAATTAAAGCTCCAGCATCCGCATTCATTTGTCCTGCAGCTGAAGTGAGTTCAATACCAATTACATTGTCTGATACATTTCCGTCTGCGGTTATTGAAACAGGGTTGACGGATGCCGTTGCAGAAATTCCTGTTGGAGTAATAATCGCATCTCCAATTGGAACTTCATTTCCTGTAGTAATTGATAAAGCAGAACCTGTAACTGAAACATTTGCATCTCCAATTTCAGTAGTATCTCCAACAGATCCTGTTAACTGAATACCAGTTACCTCAACACCAACACTAATACTGATTGTTACTGAACCTGAATTAGTGGTAAGGGTATTAGTTTCACTTCCTTCACCCCAAGGTAGTTCACCCCAAGCACGTTCCCCCCAGGTGTTAGAAATATTTATATCAATGCCATTATCACCCCAGGCTTGTTCGCCCCAATTATTAGAACCCCAGGGTGATTGTGACATGAAAGACTCCTTAGCTAATTCTTAGAATAGCAGCAGAAGTCGTAAATGCAGGGAATTGAATAGTGAATGTACCAGCAGTTGCAGTTTTATCACCACCAAAATCCAAAACAGCTACTGCTGTATTTGAGTTTGATGTATTATAAATTAATGAACCTTTAGCTGTGATAGTTACACCTGTAAATGATCTGTCAGCAAAATCGACGATCGCAACACCTGAAGCTACAGATGTTTGTTGTGAACCAACTGCTAGTTTTCCACCACCTGCTGCGTATTGCCCAGATGCTCCCACTTCATTATCCGTTGTGTATGAAGTTGTTGATGCACCTAAAATTGCAGATGAAGTATATAATGCTAGTTTAAAAACATCACCAGTTGTTTGTGTAAAATTATGTTTACCTTCTAATAGTTCTTTTTTAAAAGAATTCGCTATTGCATTTGTTGTTATTGCCATTGTTACTCCTTATTTAATTTTAATTATGGACTAGGTGAATCCAATGGTATTCGAGTCACCCCGTCGCTGTAATCATCTCTTCTTCGGTATCCTTTTTGTAAGATACTGAAAGTTTTCAATTCCTCAGTATAACGGCTTTTATATAGATTGTACATATCTGTAGGGCCTTTTAAAAAACTAAAAGCTTCTACCATTACACCATAGAATAATAAGTTTTCTGCATAAGTCGATAAATACGTAGTTGTATTTGAAGCAGATAAATGTTGTGGAGTTTTAATATAATTAATTTGTACTGTATAAGCTGAATCTGGTGCAGGGCCTACTACAATGTATTGTGGACTATCATCCCAATAAGCATAATATTTAGGTACTCCAGTAGATATTGCACTAGTATTTGGAGAATATTCAGCAATAAAAGTTTGATCTCTTTTTTCTAAAAAGACTCTAGGGGTTCCTGTTTGATTAGAATCAAACACCTCCAATGATCTTAAATAAAGCACATCAGAAGGTAGATTTAAATATCTGTTATTAGCTACAAAAGTAGAAGTAGAATATTTTCTGTCTACATCCATACCATCTACAGCTCTAGAAATTCCTATTTCTGTATCAGTTAAAAATCCTTCAATAATAGAATCAGTTAATACATTAGAATCTACTTCTGTATAATTTCTTACTTTTGTTAGCATTTCTGAAAAGGTTAAAGCCATTATGATATCTCCACAGTTACATGCGCTAAGTACATTGCCATAGCAGGTTTAATATTTTCGGTAGGTCTCATACCATTAGCTGCAAAGGCTAAATCACTTTGACCATATTCTGGATAAGCTGTTACTACCATGTTACCTCCACCTATTTGATTAGATGGAAAGTTTTGTGGTCTTGCTTGTTTTAATCCTTGAGGATCTCCGCCATATACTTTAGGATCCAATTGTGGGTGCTTAGGTTCGTACTCCGAAATATGAACTAAAGAACCGTTCCATTCTCGAACCATTTCGGTATACGGGAAGGCTTGACCTGACCGGTCAGATATCGCTTGTGATCTTTTTCCTCTTGCAAATGCCTGTGCCATTAGTCCCTCGTTGGATAATAAGTTGATGGTGTAATAAATACTGAAGTTCTTTGACCGTCTTCATCTAACGCTCTTTTTAATTCATCTTCGTAATATAATTTTAAAGCTTCTGTTTTTTGCGGAGAATACTTTAGAGATAGATAAAAAGCTAAACCAGAAATCATACAAGGGATAAATCTAAAAGGTAAATCCGCATTGTTTCCATAAGCTCCTGCATCTTCAATTCTTTTTAAAGTGTAATATTTTAAATAGGTATAAGTACTTGCATCGGGTGTTTGATACAATGTAATTGTGGGTGTCAATTGACGATCAACGTAATATTGTGACGGGGTACCAGTAGAACCTTTATTAGGTAATGCTGCATAAGTAGATCGGTCAATCTTTGTTAAAGATATATCTGTATAATTTCCACTACCAGACCCAGTTGAAATATATGCTTCTAGAACATCATTAGTAGATGTTGGAGTTGTATAAGTTGAAGTACCATTAACAAGGGCTACTTCTTGAAGTTCGGTTTTCCATAAATGGATCCCTCGATTTCCCCACTCTGAAAAAAGAATATTTAAAGATGTTCTAGCTTTTTTAAGATCGTATCCAGAATTAGTTTGTAGGCCACATCTTTCGTACGCTTCTTCTACAATATCATCGATTGTAAGATTGAATGCTGTAGTTCCTGATGTTGCCATTTACACATATCCTTTATTTTAGTTTTTTACTTTATCTTTAGGTTTTATATTCATTAATTTTTCTTGTGATACCTGTTTAATTTTGTCAGCTGCTTTTTCTGATTTATTTTTCATATACGCTTTTGCCATACCCCCTGAATTATATCCTTTTATCTTCGTTCTAGGGTCTCCAACGTTTTCTTTTCCAACTACTTTGGCAATAGCCTCTTGTCTTGTTCTTTGAAATCTTTCTTCTTTCATAGGATGTTCATAGTTTTTCATTTTCTCTTTTTTAGTCATACCACCTGATTTCATTTTCATGACAGGTGATTTACCAGTCATAGCCATTTTTTTATGCATTCTTATTTTTTCCATTTAAAACACTCCTTTAAAGTTAGTTCCTTTGATAGCGATTCCGCCACCTTTCATTTTCTTTGTCATGCCTTGGGGTTTAGTATTTTCCATTCTTTTTTCTTTTTCAGAAAAAACTTGTTGAGGACTTCTTCCTTTTAATCCTTTATCACTTATTCTACCTGAGCCTTCTTTAGAATAACCTCCTGGAACTTTCATAATAGAGCCTCCTTTAGAAAAAGAACCTTCTTTTTTGGCAAGATCTGTAACACTGATATCATCGTAACCAGTTTTTCCTTTGTCCATAATTTTTTGAGCTTCAATTGAATTAAGAGCATAAGGAAAAGATCTTCCAGTTCTTTTTTGAAATTTAGAAACCATTTCATATTTAGCCCCTCTTTTATCTAATTTTTTGTTAAACTCTCTCCTTTCATTGTCAAATTTTTCTCCTGGATTAATTTGACCTTTATCTTTTTTCTTAGCTTCACCACCTGTTTTCATTTTTTTATACTGAGAAGATCTTCTTTCTTCTCTTCTTTCTGCTGCATCTGCATCATCAAAACCTTTCATTGCTTGTTCTTTAGAAATAACATTACCTTTTTTATCGGAATAAATAACACCACTGTTATCATCTGTCATATAAACTCTGTTTGGTTTCTTTTTTGGTACAATTCTTATTGGCATTATTTACTCTCCTTACTTGGTTTTATTTCTTTTGGTTTCAATTCTTTTCCTTTATAAGTTGGCTTAGGTCGGTATATTGAATACGGAGACCGGTTTAAACCATCCTTTTTTAAAAATCTTTTAAACATATTTCATTTTTGTTTGATTTATAATACCACCAGATTGCTTTTTTGCAAAGGTAGATACATTACTTGGTTTAGGGCCACTGTTTGGGGCTTGGCGCTTTCTGGCAACAGCACTTGCCTTTTGCGAGCTTGTCATCCGTGTGGCTTTTGCAAGGGGTACGCACTTTGGGTACTTCCTCTTTGAAGAGCCACTCGCAGTATCTCTCCCACAAGGTTGATAACTTCCATTTTTTCGCTTTGCTCCAATATCTACCCATTTTTCTGAAAACCATTTTGTTAGTCCTCCCTGTTTCATACCTGCTGGCACACAATTAGGTACCATCTTGTTTCCTTTTTTCTTCATGCCTTTTTGGACATAGCCTTCCCAGCATGTTCCTCTTTTAGACATATTTAAACTTTGTTGTATTTATCACTTTCCCTGTTTTAGGTTCAGCTGCTTGTTGTCTTCTGTTAAATTCCATGTCTGTTTCTGACTTCATTCTAACAGCTCCCCCAATATACATTTTTTTCGGTCCCCAGTCTTTTCGTTTCGTACCGGATGGATCTTTGATTTTACCCGCACAAATTTTAGACGCATATGCGTTAGCATATGCTGACGGATATACTTTAAACTTTCTTTTAGCGGCCGCTTTGCCTCTTGCACATAGTTTAGTCATGCTTATTGAGCCTTTTCCTGTTATATAACTTTTTAGACTTTATCAGTTTTGGACGGTATCGTCTAGTCTGTAGGTTTTTTGCTACTGGGTTCTTTCTAGGCATATTTTATTTCTGCCTGGTTCTAATACAGAAAAACCATATTTTTCAAGAACCTTGTTAATTAATTCCATATCGTATTTAGGATAATCATCAAATACAAATCTAGTCCCTTTAACAGATCTATTTGCAAACCAAACTGCTTCTGTGATCACATCTTTAGTCATATGCGGTCCATCAAAGTGAACAAAGTTAAAATACTCTAAATGACTATTTTCATTCATGAACTCTGTATCTGTCATTTTAATAATATTAAACATAGGGTAATTTTCAAAATCTTTTACCATTTGTTCATACATTTCATCTGGATAGGTAGGAGCAACTCCTTTAGGAAAACCTTTCCACGTTAGATTTGGTTGATTATCACAATGTTGATATACTCGATCTCCATAAGGATCTATTCCAAAATGCATATAAGGAAGACCTTTTAATCTTTCTTTAAAAACATCCATTATTATTTTTGAACCAAGTCCTTCACGGACACCTATTTCACAAGAATAAAATCTATCTTTTGAATTGTATACGGGAGCTGTTTCGCACCATTTTTTTAGTAGTTCGTAATCCGAGCTGTCGCCTTTTATCATTATTTCCTTTTCTAGCACCTCTTAATTTGCCTTCTACTTCTTTTGGAATCTGTGATCTTGATATCGGCATTAAACTAAATCGGTTGCTTTTCCTATAATTGGTTTGTATTTAGTTCTACCATCTTCTTTAAAAGCTCGCAAGAATTGTTTTCTTCCTTTTTCTGAAACATAGCTACAATGGACCCACCCACTGTTAGGTTCTCCTGGGACATAAAACTCTAAAATCATTTGATCAAAATCAAGGTTTTTATAAATCCAATCCGCCACTTCCGCATTATCTTTACCAGGACATTCAAAATCACAAGCCTCTGCTTTTGTGTGTTGACTAGTAATTGAACTACCTATTTTAAGACAAAGATCAGGAGATCTAAATCCACTGGTCACGGACACTGGACCAAAGTGATCACGTACTGGCTGCAAAATATTTTCACACAATAATTTTAATTTTTCAATTTGATTAGCATTAGGATTGTTATCCACTCCTAATCGTACAGCAGTATCCGATTTAATTAGCTCTTGTAATGTAAAATTACGGGAAAGGTTCATTATTTTGGTTTTATAATCTTGTTTATACTTATACTACCATCAATATTTTTTTCAAGCTCTGCTTCTACCTCACCACACATAAATTGTTTATTATTCATGTCCATATTACGTGTTGCTTCTCTTTTCATCTTTAAACAAGTAGATAAACTATCTTGTATTCTGTGTTCTACAAGTTCACCATTTATGAATAAACACAATGCAAATACTAATTTTATCATTAATGTCCTCCATTACCATTTGCAAACTTGATATCTCTTGTTGCATCCTTTAATTTTTCAATATCTTTTTTTAATTTTTCAATTTCTTTTTCATGACTAGATAACATTACACCTGTGTGTACATTTGCTTCTAACATTTTTTGCATCTTCTCTATTTGTGTTGCCTGCCATTCTAGGATCATGAACTGCTCCTGATCGATGGGTTTTTGAACACTAGCCTCTAATAAATCTTTTTCAAACAACTGATTTTTAGTTTCAAGACGATTGAGTCTTTCAATAACACCAAATGCAAACCATGCACCGACACAAACAGCTGCGATCAGTCCAATTAAATTACGTAATGGAAGACCAATATTTGTATTATCTGATATTTTTACTGACATTAAATACCTTGTAATCTAGGGTCGTCAGAAGTAATATTTTTAGTCGCTTTAGGTCTTGCTATAGACTCTTTACTTCTTTTACGAAGTTGAGCTTTTGCAGATTCCTCTTTTCTTTTATCTTCTTGTTGTTTTTTTAAATCCCATTTAAAATTCATTTTTTTCTCCTGTTAAATAGATTATCTATTTTTTCAAATATTTTGTCTATAGCTCCAAAAAATTTATATAACCATTTATCAATCATTTTTTT